CTGCAGCCTTCATGGATGCGAATGAACCGGTGAATGTACTAGATGCTTCTTTTGCGGTTGTTCCGGTAATGTCTAAGTTTTCTTGAATCGCGTGGATTGCTTGATAGACGTCAGATAAGTTATTGATATCGTATTTAACTCCAGTGAGTTTCTGAGCGTCAGTAAGAAGACGTTGCATTTCTTCCTTAGTACCACCGTAACCGAGCTTTAGGTTATCTAACATCGTATAGTTTTGCTTAGCAAATCCTTGATATGCAAATTGGATACTTTCCATCGATGTTCCCATCTTGTTAGCGTTATCTGACATATCAACCATTGCCATATTTGCTATCTCTGCAGCTTTACCAGTATCTCCACCTAATGATTGAAGTAAACTGGCACTAAATCCTGTTACAGATTCCATGTAAGCATTAGCTGATAGTCCAGTTGTCTTATACGCTTCTTTAGCGTATCCTTTAACGATATCGGCACTGCCTTTGAATAGCGTTTCAATACCACCGAGAGATTGCTGAAGTGCTGCACCTTCGTTTAATGAAGAAGATAAGGTATCCTTAATAACTTTACCAATCCCAATTGCAGCAATCATTTTAGTGACTGTACCAGCAAAGCTTTTCATGAAACCTTGTCCAGCTTTATCTCCGGCACCGACTACTTCTGTTCCCATAGCCTTTTCAATCATTCCTTTGATTCCGTCAGCCGATGGGATTATCTGAACATAAGCAGTACCTAATTCTGTTGCCATTAAGTTTCCTCCTTCCCTAATAATCTATTTCTTTCTCTTAAGAACTCCTCGCCAGAACTAAATGTCTGAGTATCTGACTCTGATTTGCGCTCATCTATACCTAGTAATTTTCCTAGAATCGATTGAGGCACATTAGTACCTTTTGAACCGTCTTTCGTCTTCTGCCATGCTAGTATGCTTAATCTATCCACGGCACAAGCTAGTAACGACTCTTCTAACGTGATTCTATTTCCAGACATGATCATCTTAATTCTTGAGTTTTGTCTCAAACCTAAAGAAAACACGGCCACCGTTAAAACCGGTAGCCGTCGATAGTCATAGATATTATATGTTTCTGCTAAATCGCAAATTAAAGCATCTTCATCAGTCGCAATCATTCTTGCAAGGGCCATTATTTTTTTAAGGCTTTAGCCTGTGTGAAAATCTCAGTAATTTCTTCATTCATTTTCTGAATGGATACAACTCCATTTTCATCTCGTACATGATCTTTTAATGCAGCCGCTGCATCAGGGCCTAGAACTTTTCGTACGACTTTAGAAATTAGAATAGGATTCTCTTCTAATTCTCCAAGTAGTTCTAATAGCTCATAGTCATCGTTAATTGTGCTTTCATTGATTTGGAATTTAAATCCGGAAGATGTTTTCCCTTTAACCATAATTAACCTACTTTCTTAATGTATTCGTAATGAGTGGCTCCGTCGCCATCGGGGAACGCTGATAAAGTAGTTTCATAACCGATGTTTTCTCCACCAGCATACTTAACGTCACCTACTTCTGACACTTTAGCAAGCGGAAGTACCATACGTTTAATAACTCCTGATTTTAGTACCATATCCACTACAAATGATTTTTCTTCGTAATCTTCAGCTTTAGCTTTAACAGTGATTCCTGCTTCTAAAGTTCCAGTTACGTTCTTTTCACCGTAAATTAATTTCAATACGTGTAAGTTTAATGCTTCAATTAAAGTGAACTTGAATTTGTCCTCTTTTTCTTTCAACGTTGTGTTTACGATTGAACCTCCCCATTCCTTAACGTTGTCAGACGATGCACTGTTAGCATTTTCTAACCCATCTTCAGATACGAAACCTAAGTTTACGAACGCAGCATTTAAAGCTGTTTCTGCATCAGTAGGTAATTCTGTACCTGTTGGCGCCATATAAATAGCTCCACCAATCTTAGGTTTAGCTGCGGTTACGTTACTCGCGTTGTTTTTTTCTGCCATATTTTTCCCTCATTTCTAATAATGTCTGATATCAAACACTGCTTGATATCTGTATTTTTTTGATTCTATATCTGTATAGTTGTAATCGCTGTTTAAACTAACATAAGATACGTCGTTTAATTCGACTAACTGTTCAACTACTTCTTTCACATTTTCGTTCAACAAAGAAGCCTCATACATCGACTTTCCATAAGATTGGAAAGCAAATGTAGAGGCTAATAATTTATTTCGCTTAGAGCTACCTGTTTTTTGAATTAATACAAATTTATCTGGCATCTTAGGTGCAAGCTCGAATACAACTGGGCATTCCAACTTAGCTATCATGAATCTTCTAATTTCAATCTCTATCAACCTCTCACCGCCTTCAATAGTGTATTGTTTTTCTTATTATCCTTTTTAGCTTTAGCTGTAGCAGCTTTAACTCGTCCTGTGGCACGTTTCTGACCGATTTGAGTATCTGCTTCATATCCAGTTCCTGCTCGACTAGCAATCTCGTTGGCTCGTTCACTAATCATCTTCCGAACAGACTCAGATTTCAAAAATTCACCAACACCTTTTGTGTTTAACTTGAATTTAAATGAGCTACTCATATCTTTCTACCGTCACTTTCTTGTGCCAGGCAGTTGGTACCATAGATTCAATTCCTTCTACAACTGGTCCGAATGTTCGAAATGTTTCCCCAAAGAATTTAACTTCCCTATCTTTCCAATTATGAGTATCTCCTTTAGGAATTCCGAGTGTATACACTGCTTTCTTTCCATACAGTTGAACCTGGTTAATGATGTCAGTAGCTTCAGTAGGAGAAACTAAAACATTCTCTACTTGAATTTCTACATCATCGTATGTTGCAGCGCCCATTTCATCCTCACCAGTTTTAACACGATCTACTAATGTGACAGTAATTCCTTTAATCATAGAATTCTATCACTCCAATCCGTTGCTTAGTGAACCCTAATCGTTTCAATTCTGCATTTTTAATGAAGATACCACCACCAGGAACGAGATACGAGCCACTCACTGAGTATCCTAGAGCGCTTTGGCTGAATTGAGTCATCGGCTCTTGTTCTGTAGAAGTCATTAATGTACGAGCTACAATATCAACTACCACAGATTTAACCACGTTCTCATAACTAGAACGTTCTACAACCATATTGTCTAAGTCTTTTCCATAGCGACGAGCCTCTTCCCTCAGCATGTCAGATACAGTAGCAAGAAGTGCATTCGCTCTATCAATCTCAGACGGTTGTAGTCGTTTCCAGAGTCGCTGTAAATCGTCTAAAGTCGCAAATGAGTCCATTATTCATCATCCTTTGCTTCTTTCTTCGGTTTAGCTTTAGTTTTCTTTTCTTCGACGAGTTCCCAATCTCCAGAAAGTTCACTTTCTACTGAAATTTCTACTCCATTGTTTACATTTCGATAAGTTGGCATAAATTACCTCCTACGCTTCTTTAACTCGAGCGAATGCTGTTGCATCTAAAATTCCCCAGCCAATAAAAGCTTCTGCACGTAAGCAGATTTCGTTATAAGCTTTTAAGTCACGACCAGTTCCGTCTGGGTCACCATATTTGATGATTTCTAAAGGCATGTTTTCAGCGTATCCCCATTTGAAGCGATTTTCAAAATCTCCTACAATTACATGGTCTTTTTCTAAAGTACCGCCTTGTTTTGCCAAGTTTTTGTTAATTTGCAATGTATGGTCAGCGAATTCTGTTGGTTTTCCGCCAAAACTGAATTGAGGGTATCTTGAAATATCGTTTTTGTCTTTAAGTTTAGACATTGCTCGAGCTGAAACTGGTGACATAGCAATACCTGTCACATCATTATCAGTCGCAATAACCGTCTGAATGGCATCTTCAATATTTTCATCAATTTTAGCTTCTGCATAAGTTACGACATTAGTTGTCACTAAACCATCAAATGAGTTAGTAGCTTTAAAAGTTGCATCCGTTAATGTTTTTGGCTCTACTCCATGCAAAGCTGCAATGTCGAACGCTTGAGCGATTTTTTTAGAAAAACCATCGGTAAACAATGACATATATTCAATTTGTTTTTCTTCAGAAGCACGTAAGAATTCGTCTGAAATACGCGCTTGGTAAACGAATTTTAAAGGTTTGATGATTACAGATTCAATTTTAGCTTCTCCTGCTTCTTTCTTTTTACCTTCTCCAACAATTTGAGCAGCTCCTTCTAAATTGAAGATAAATTGTTCTGTTCCGTTAAATGGGATTGGTGTTTGTTTTGATAACTGAGCTAATACTGATGTTCCTTGTACTTTTGAAATTAATTCTTTAACCAATTCTGGTTTAAATAATGTTCCTGCTTGTAATGTTGTCATATATTTTTCCTCTTTTCTATTGATTTAATTGTTGTAACATTTGTCGCATTGCTGTCGTTCTGTCATCACCTACGACTGGCTCAACATCTTTCAGTGGAGCGACTGGTTTTGGTTTGATAAATGCAGATAAACGTTCTGCATCGGCTTGCAAGCTCTCTTCGTCGCTGCCTTGTAATCTGTCTACCAATTCATAAGGAAGACCGTTGCGCAATGCAATTTGTGTACGAAGCTGTGTTCCTTTGAACTTCTCAACAACTTGGTTAACTTCTTCTAATTCAGACTCTTTAGCGCTAATAAATTCGTCTTTCTCAGCTAGTAGTTTGCTGTTGCTGTCGATTGTTGCTAGTAGCTCAGCGTTCGTTTTTTCCAATTCCTTCACACGAGATTCAAACTTCTCTAATCCGGCATACTTCTCTTTCTGACGAGCGAGTCGTTCACCAATGATTCGGTCTAGTTCTTCTTGTGTTTCAATTGTTTTAAATTCAGGCATATTAATGCCTCCTTTCTCCGCGTTTAACCTGCGCGTACAGTAATTTTTTATTAAAAAAAGCCACTACATAAGCAGTGACTTTTAGTTTAATAACTGATTTTTTGTTTTTTCTTTGGCTTAGCTGTTGCACAAAGCCAATGCGCTAACAAAGCGCTGTCCATAAGACTGATGTCTACATCATCGAAGTGTGAACGATATCCAAATCCACCATTTGAGCCAATGTTACGTTTGTCGCAATTGGTTACGACTTTGGAAAGTGACGGTTGGCCTGAATGACAAATAGTTTTCTGATACACACCTTGCTCAAACATAGCGTTTGCTACGATGATTTCTTTAACGGTTGGAAGTACTACATTCCTGATTCTGAACTCTTTCAATTCATCATCGAGAACTTTCTGCCCACTAGCACCATCGATAGCTATTTGGGACGGTTTTGCTTTCCTTAAGAAATCAACTATCCATCCATTACCATTTCGAACAGATTGACAATCGACAGTTTCAACGAAGATATCATCGAAATCTGTCCTAATAGCAATGCTTAACGCTACGTTAGTGCCATCTTGTCCATATTTGATTCCAACAAACATAGGGCCTTTAAATTGAGGCACTTCATCAAGTCTAAGAGCTTCCCACTCAGATTCTGAAATTGCTGATTTTTGATTGTATGTAGGCCAAAAACCAAGACGTTGGATGTTGTGGTCCAACTTATCGTCACCAAGTTCGGCTTCAATCTTCCGTTCGTCTAAGTGATATCCCATTGAAGGATTGGAATTGTACCAAGCCTTAATGTCTGATATCTCTTTTTCAGTAGACACAGACCATTCTGCCCATCCGGAATACTTTCCACGACCAAATAAACACGTTTCACGAAATTTGCTGAATACCGTTCCGCTGGAAACCGGTGTTGGAGGAGTTCCACACATAACAGTAATTGGATTATCACTGTCGGTAACTGTATATTTCAATGCGGATTCTTGTTCAGTCGTATATTCTTGAGCTTCGTCTATGATCATGATGTCAAATCCTTCACCCAATCCACCGTTTGAAGTACGCGTCCTGAACTGCAGCACTCCTTCTGTATTAGTTAGAGCGATTCGTTCTTGACCTTTAGCCCGAATCGATGTGAAATCTTCTCCATCAACATAGCCCATCTTCTCTAAATACCGCTTTACCTTCTCAAAAGAAGAATGTGAGGTACTAATTCGATGAGCTGTGTGTAATATATTCAAACCTTGATGCAGTCCCCAAAGTTCCAGCATATAAAGAAGTTCGGATTTTCCGTTCCGTCGTGGAATGGAATATCCGAACTTCTGATGGACCCATAGTCCTTTTTTATCAACAGCCATCATTGCCTCTAGCAATTTCTTTTGCCAGATATAGCTGCTTAATCCTGTTTTCTCATAAATTTCTATAGCTTCCTTGCTGAGAGACCTTTTCTTAACGTAAGGCAGGATGACTGATTGTGTAGGAAGCTGATTCCCATATTTCTTTCTAGCCATTCACTCATCCTTTCTGTTTTCAACTGATTTGAGGTAATATAATATCCCAAATATCCACTAAACTTTTACCATCGAAAACTTTTGCATCAATGGCTTCATCTAGCGTATTATACTCTAATCCTTGATTATCATAACCTACTACATATACTCCGATAGGCAAGAAAGCAGCCCCTTTGTCATTATAATAAAATTCTATATCAGAATTTAAAAATTTTTTTATTTCTTCTCTAGTCATAATATATCACCATTCTCAAATTTATCTTTTACTGTTAATCTAATAGGCTTTCCATCCTTTATATACAATCCGTAAGCATCATATTCTATTATATGCTTATGAGCTCCCATTGGATGATATTTGGGTTGCCCATGATCTGAATTGTCTATACGTAACGCCCTTTTACCTTCACCATCATGAAAAGTCCTTGAAATTCCACCTTTTTTAGTTATCACATCAATAATTTCAAATGGTTTAGCATTGTCCGGCAACCTGTGATTAACTGTTCTATGAATTTTTACAGTACCATTTAAATTGTGTTCGTAAACAGAAGTATCAAACTCTATATCTTTCACATTATTTGTACCACTATGAGACAAATCAGTCAACTTCTTAGTCCAAACATTTTGCCGTTTCCCATCCCCTGGATGATAATCTACTGTGCAAGTACATCTATCATGCCGTCTAAACACATCTTTGTTAACACCTGGGTAGGTGTAAACACCAGCTAATTTACTACACCAGGCGCAACAATTACCGTCAGTTGTACGAACAATCTTTGGCTTTAATCCAGATTTAAAATGAAAATCTGCATTTA